ACCTCCTATAAACAAACAATTTACAGTAACTCCATCTTCTCTCCTCCTAATCGTTCCTATTGCTTTCTGCACCATAGGATTTAATGTTTCATTTGACTGTTTAGTCGAAGCCAGAGTCAGTTGAGGTGTTCTGGCTTTAGCGGTTTTTGTGGTTCCTGATTCTTCACTATCATGACTATTATAATATTTTACCAACATATAAAGTGCACCACATGCCGTTATGGTAATAAATGCTGCTCGTAAAGTACTTTTAAAAATTGAAAAAGCACTTTTCATTGGTGTATTTATATTAAAACCAGCAATATTATTACATGAGTCAGTCCATGCTGAAAGAACAAATATAGAAGAACTGACAGTAAGACCAGTTGCAAAAGATGTTCTGAGCACATTAGTTAAATGAGCTATCATACTATCCTCTCCATTTTGTTCCTCTGATTTGATATATTCTCTCATGGCTGTATAATCCATGGTATTAATCTTTTTAAAATCTTCCAAAAAAGAACTATCTTTATCAAGCCCATTCCTTGTAATACTCTTTTCATCTTCTAGATTTATTTTATTTTTATAAGAAAAAGCTTCAATTCTTTTGTTTACTTTCTTTTTAAGGTTAGCAAATCTTTTCTTTTTATGTATATCAACTGTTGTAAACATAGCCACTAGCCCTGTTAAATTAAGCGATTTCCCAACCAATTTTGAATATTTCATACACCTTCTGATATTAAAATCTGCTGTATCACTATCAGGATTAAATGGTTTATTCAATTCAATACAAATGTCCAGACGTCTCACCAAAGCCTCTGCAGAAAAGACTTTACTTGTGGCGTATTCAGGATCATTTGTACATATAACTATAATCTCAGGTGTAGCACACATTCCTTTTATCTCCGGGCCTACTATTGAGGCTGAGTTTATTCCAAACGGTGCTGCCGTAACTAGTCTCATAAACGACAATGCCTCCACGTTTGTCTCCCGGTCTTGTCCAAAATCGTCAAAAAGAACTACTCTCTTTCCTAACATCCCAGTCATGTACTCTGAAGATA